CAAATATTTTTTTGTAATTTTGCAGCTGAATTAAAGATATAATCAGAATAAAAGATATTTAGGAACAAATAATGATTACAGTACAAAATTGGACATCCTAACTCTGTAAGTCTCTGTGTATCAGCAATAGTAGTAAAACAACAATCCGTTTATTTTACATGAAAATACCACAAAAATGGTGTTTTAAGGTGTTTCGAGGGTGCTTTTTGCAAGTAATATGCAAGTGCTACTTGCATGTAAAGTGAAGGATTACAAAAGAAATCATCGCTATGAAGGTATATGTAGAGTCAAAGACAAACAAGGTATTTTTCTCAGTAACCCACATGACAAAGAGGTTCTATGTCTACACCGGGTTGCAGACAACCGAGAAGTTCACCGGCATGATGTTTCCGAAGTCTGACAAGTCAGCAAAAGCGAAGACGAGAAGACTTGCTGAGCTGTATGCCAAGTGTGAGAGCTATATCCTTGACCATCATGAAGAGTCGCCGGATATGATGAAGGAACATCTGAAGGAGCTCTGTACGGGAGCAAAGAAAGAAGACAAGTCTCCGTTCCTCAGTTTCATGAAGGCATTCGCTGAGACAAGAGAGAGGCCGAATACCAGGAGAAGCTACGAGAGGACCTACAGATGCGTAGAGGCATACGACGGTAAGTGCAGTTTCAACACCATAACAAAGGACTGGCTTGAAGGGTTCATCAGACATGAGATGGATAAGGGAAGGAAGGCCAATGGTATCTCGAACGACATCACACACATCAAGGCAGTATTCAAGAAGGCCATCGATGATGGTAAGACGCAGAACTTTCCGTTCCACTATATCAAGCTCAAAAAGGAGGAAACCAGGAAGCGATGTCTCTCACTGGAGCAGATGAGAGAACTAAGGGATGCCAAATTACACGGCAAGCAGGCTCTGTACCGCGATTTCTTCATGTTGGGGTTCTACCTCATAGGTATCAATGTTTCGGATCTCCTGACGCTAAAGAAGGAGGATTTCCGCAATGGTAGGATAAGCTACTACCGAAACAAGACAGGTAGATTGTACGACATTAAGGTGGAGCCAGAGGCTATGGAGATAATAAGCAGATACCGCAGCAGAAAGCCGCAGTACCTGCTCAGGTTCTTCGAAGACGCAGGAACTTTCGACGTGGACCACTTCACGAACAATATGAACCGTACGCTGAGAAGGATTGGCCCGAAGGATCCTAAGGATATGAGAAAGTCATCGCCTCATCCTATTGACAGCAAGATTTCTTCGTACTACAACAGGCATAGCTGGGCGACGTTTGCGTCAGAGATAGGTATTTCACTCGAAACAATCGGTCGAGCACTGGGCCACTCCGTATGGGAGAAGACGGTTACGGCCATCTATGTCAAATACGACAACAAGGCAGTTGACGAGGCGAACCGAAAAGTCATCGACTATCTGAACGGTTAACAAGGAAAATCCCCACGCCATCGGGAAATGACGTGGGGATGCGGTGATTTACTTGGTTGTCATCATCATCTGAGGAACGTTCCCGTAAACCGGGAGCTTGCCATCCCATTTCTCAATCCACATCTTTTTCAAGATAGCAGGAGTAAGGGAAGCTGTCTTGAGTTCGTTGGCCTCACGTTCTGCACGTGCCTGCACGAGCATCTTTTCCGCCTCTGCCTTCTTGACCGCAACCTCGTTGAGTGCTCTCTGTGCCTCCTGGATAGCCTTGTTTTTCTGATTGACGGCCTCCACGATGGAACTCGGATACTTCAAGCCTGATGTCAACTGCTCTAGATGGAAGTGCTCCCTGGCGAGAGCCTTGCTGAGCTGCGCCTCGATGGCACGTTCAACCAAATCCCTGTTGCTGACAATCTGATCAGTTGTGTACTTGTTGAGCTGAATGCGGAAGGCGTCCTTCACGTAGTTGAACAAAGTACCATTAACGATGTCTTTCAACTCCTTGCGGTACTTCTTGAACACTCTCGGCGCATTGCCGTCAACCATCTTCAGTGACACTGTAGGGTCCACAGTGAACTCGGAGCCATCCTTGGCGTTGATGGTGAATGCAGGGTAGTCGATGGTCTGAACGAACGTTGGATATTCATAGACCTCCTCCGTGAAAGGATTGTACCACACGCGGCCGGTAACGAGGCTAACGTCGTCAACGCCCTTGTCAGAGCCGTAGAGGTTCACCAGGATACCCTCAGAACCTGCGTCGATACGCTCGCTGCAAGAAGTTAAGCACAGCGCTGAAAGAATCAGCGACAACATGAACACGAATTTAATCTTTTTCATCTTTTTTATTTTTGAATGTTAAACAATTTGTTGCGATGGAAACCAGAATCCAAAACAGGAGAATGGCTACGCTTACGAGATTTGTCGAAGTGTCTGCCTTGCTCACTCCTCTGAGTCCGACATCTACGACCATGAGGGTTATTACAACCCACGCCACGAATGCGGCGATTTTCCATTTTATTTTCTTCATTGTGTCTATTTAATTTTAAAAATATCAATCAACACAAAATCACCTAGGAAGAAGAACCAGATGCTCTTCTCTCCGTATGCCCCACTGGTATCAAATCTTACAGTCGGTACTAGGTAATAAGAACCTTTCAGAATATCGTAATGGAAGGCTAACATTCTCTTTTTGGTTCTGATTTCCAGACGGCCAGTAATCTTGTTTAGTCTTATTTTCATATACTTAATCTTTTTGGTTTGACAACTTGTTATTGAGCCTGATGTAGAAGTCTTCCTCAGACTCTCCGTTCTCCTTGAAGTCAAGATTGTTTTCCTCAACGAAGTCAAGGATGGAATAGACGCTCTTATTGCCGAGATTCCTGAGCTTCATAAGCTCTGACCTTCCGCGGAGATTACGAACCAGGTCACCTACTGTATATACGTCGAGTGTTTTGAGTGCATTCAGGATGCGGACAGAGAATCCGCAGTCATTTATATCCCTGGAAAGGATCAGCGGAGGAAGTACTGCGCTACTGACAGGCTTGTCTCCTTTCGCGCACCGGTATTCGTCGAAGCTTACCTGTAGCGACTTGATTACCTTCTTCAGGCGCTCAACCTCATACTGCAAGGTTCTGTTCGTTGAGAGCTCAGCAATGACAATATCCTCGTTGTAGGTGAGTTTATTGCAAGTCTTGTCTATAATCTGCCTGATTCTCGTTGCAGACACGCCGTACTTGATTGACAGCTCGTCATAGGTCATTCCGTTAATTATGTCTTTCAGAAGACTGGACTCACGATAGGTCAGATTCGGTAATACACCAAGATGCGACATTGTGTTGATTACACCGAACAGCATGCCTACGGCGTTTGCAGCCAGCTTGCCGTTTGCGGTAGCTCTGTCTCTCAGTTCAGAGAGCTCTACGTTGATTGCGCGCTTGCGATACTCGACTTCCTTGAGCTTCTCGTCAATCATCTTCTCGTTTGCTGCAATCATCTTGTATTTCTGAGCATATTTCTCGATATCCTCGCTGTTGACATACAGGATGCCGTGTTCGCCTACGTAGCTTCCAAGGATGCCTTCCTTGATGTAGTTGCTGATAGTCTGTCTTGATACTCCCAGTATCTCGGCAGCTTTGTTTCTTGTTATTCTTGCCATAGAACTAATGTTTAACGTCTTTTATCTTCAATATTACACTTGCTGCAAAGCTCCTCGAAGACCTGCTCTGCGTAGTCCGTAACGGAGTTGAACATGATGTTCTCATTGTCTTTCTTACGCCACATGACATCTACCCTTCTAAGACGCTTCTTCTGTTCCAGAAATAGTTTTTTCAACTCGGGGTAGTTAGCTCCATCCTTAATCTCTCTAAGGTTATTGAGACTTCTGAGCATCTTGTTGTTGGTGAATATCACCACAGACCCTCCGTCCGGAATGGAGCATGCGACCGATACTATAGTCAGCAACTCCATCTTGTAGGCAATGGTGTTTACCTGTGCCTTCGACGAGATTTTATACGTATCATTCCCTTTAAGGATGATATAGGCTCCACCTGTGGCTGAGCCATCGTAGTTTCCTACAGCCTTTACATAGGATACATAATTGTTCTCCATAATTTCCTCTACTAAATTATTATTTTTCTTTTTTTCTCACACGCACGCTAGTATACTAGAAGCTATTCCATAAGACTACCACTAACTAATAGTGTGAAAACGTCAAAAACAGAAACACTAGCATTTAATCAGGCATTCCGAAGCCATTATCCAATGGAACGAGGATGCCTTTACTTGCTGTTTCAGAACCTTTCTGGCTTTTCGTCATTCTACTTCCGTATCCGTAGATTTTGTGTTTGCCGCAGCTTCTTTTTGCACTTTCGTCTGTGATGGTATACGAGCAAGGAATTGCTACATATACGTTGTCTCCCTTCTCGAATGTCGGGTTCTTTCTGCCGAATCTCAACAGCATCTTTTCAACCTGCCCTGGCACTCGCTTGTCAGCCATGTGCAGTTCGGCTATGGTCGATGTGATTTCTTCTTTTTTCTTCAATCTCTTCTTTATACCACTTACAGAACCATGCGACATTCCAACTCCAACCTGGAATTGTTTAATCGTAATGAATTTGGACCGACACAAGCGAGTCTTGTCAATTTTTCTACCACTAACGTGTGAGCTGTTCGATTCTTCACTACCGATCTGAAACAAAAACAGGAGTTCGTTCAGTCTGTTGTATATATCCTTCAGTGTATATTCTTTGTTCACTTCAAGTGTGAACATCTTTGCGCCTTTGAAAGCCCTTCCATACCTATTACGCTTTCTCGTACTATCCTTGAATGATGTAACGACGAAGCGACCATCATTCTGTACGGAGAATAATTCATCTGTCTTGATGGCGTTGAGTAAGAGCTGAGCTTTCGGTTGTCCGATACGAAGGGAACTCATCAATTGCCTTGTTCCCATATCGAACATCACGGAATTGCTATGCTGCATCTTACACCAGATTGCAAAGCACAATACTGTCATACGCTTACTCCTTTCTACCTTGGAGTAACCGCAAGCGTATTGTCTTACCAAATCAACTCTGATGTTTAATGCTTTTGGCATAACTATATAAACGAAGAAACCCTAAACAGGGTCAAGCTGCTTAGGGAGTCTTCTATGATTAAAGTTCACTTAATGTGAACGAGAATCCAATTTTATTGAGCGCATCAAACCTTGACCCTTTGAATTGCGTTACAAAGATACTACGATTTTCTGTTCCGTGCAATAGTTCCGTTTTCACCATAAACCGTACTTATTAAAGTAAAAAGTGAGGACAAACGTTTTAAAGATACTGGTATAGCTAAAGGTTTCAAGCGAAGTAAAAACAGCTGATTGTAACATTCATTAAAGTACAGAATATTTACAATTAACGTAGTTTAAGAAAAAAGTGTGATTTTCGTTGTTTTTTGGGTGGTTATCTTAATAAAATAGCCGCCTATCTGTTAAGTGATAAGCGGCTAATTGTATGAGAACCTGCGATTACAGATGTCCTATATCCTCCTTGGATATCCAGGTCCCGTGACTTGGCTGTTTGTCAAGGGTACAACCGGTAAGGTCCTTCACCCCAAGCTCCTTGCACAGGTCCTCGTCATGAAAGTCAGCGTAGCACCACCACTTTGTCTCTTTGGTGGCTGTATCCTGCAATTCTAGCACGACATGAGGATAAAAATGATGTTCTGTACTTATGACTTTGTACATATTAGTTAAATTCGTTAATTGTTGTTGAATAAATATTGTTTTCTGAAATAGATCCACTATCTTTGCACATGTCTTCGGAAGACTTTAATCGAACCTTTATGGAATAGAAATAAAAATAAACTTCCGTTGACGGTCAATTCTTCGGAATTGTGGATTTAAACGCTCATAAAGAGCAAATTTCTACTATCGTAGATGTCAGACTGTAATGGTCTGTGGTAGCCCCGGCTTAGGTCGGGGCTTTTTCGTTCTACTGCATCCGTAGAGATTCACTTTAATTGCTTTTTGAGCAAATTAAATATCATGTTTTCCTCTGCTTCGTCGAGGTTATAACAGGCGTGAGGGAGGATGGTAGTTTTCTTGTTATCTCGATGCAAATAGATAATATTCGCATTCTCATGCCATGGACGTGATTTATAGCATCGCTTCACCATCTCCGAGAACGACGTGTTCTCGTTTCTTGCGAAGCTGGAATCCCAGGCGCCCAGGAGTGCAACGACCTGTTTCCAACTTAACTCGTTTAAGTCGATATTTCCATTTTCCTTCACCGTCTTTTCTAATATATTCTCCATATTCTTTTCGCTTAGCCGTGATGCGATAGGGCTTAGATTCCATTACTCTTTATCTAAATTAAGCTGGTCTTTCAAAGCATCATCGAGCGTCCAATCTGCTTTTTCGTACACGGCTTCACCTGCGCCTGAGTTAAAATCAATATAATAAAAACTGCTATCTTCGCTTACAGTAACATTATATCCCTCGTATTCAATTTGCTTCTCCGTCATAGGGATAAAACGAACACATTTCTTCTTTAGATAGTTTTCTACTTCGTTTTCAAATTTATCATCTACATAGATAAAGTTCTCTCCATTCTTCTCAGAGAATGTAGCTTGCGGAATATCTGCCATGAACTCTTTTTGAAATACTTCTGTATCAACGATATTGTTGATGATATTAAATTTCTTCATATTATTTCTCGCTTGACCGTGTTGCGTAGGGCTTGGTTATTAATTGCAGGAGCCGAAGCTCCCTATTTTTGGCTAATCGGGGCCGTTTTAAAAAATCCCCTCCTACCCTCACGGGCAAGAGAGGACACTCATTTAAACAATCTAGCTATGAAAAACTAGAAATATCTTATTTCCCGCACTTAACAACTTCGAAAACACGATGCTCTCTGTCGGCGGAAAGTCTATTACCTTCTTCATCGCATATGTGACCATCTTCGTTGACCCATAGCTTTTGGTTGAACATTTCTTCGCACATACCGAGAATCTTCAGATACTCCTGCGCCTCGAAGATGACGTTCTTGCCATTACGCTCTGCCATCTTGAAGTTCTCGATAAGATCTGGATTCAGGTCAGGTGCAGTGATATCATACTCATCCATTTCATCGTGATAGTGGATGTTGAGAATCTCCAACTCTTCCACCATTGCGGAGTTCGTACCAATCTCGCCAGTCAGAGCCTTCATAACGGTCTCCTTTTCTAGCTTTTCGTACTTCTTCCGGCACTCATTGATGAGTTTATTCAACTCTTCTACCGTATAATCTTCTACCATATTCATTATTTTAATTGGTTAAACAATGGCAGGAGATGGCTGCTAACCACCTCCAGTTTTAGCTTAATCCTCATCTCCGTTATCGAGGTCTTCTTCATAGACGCCGAACAGTCTCAGTGTATTGCTGTCAATCTCGGTCTTACCGACAATGTAGCGCTGTGTCATCTGTATATTAGGCATACCGTTACTGGTATGTCCCATCATGACGGCAATTTGCTCAAGAGGCACTCCCTTCTTTGAGAGATTCGTTGCGAACGAGCGTCTGCCGGTATGGGATGATACGAACCGATACTTCTTTCCAGTCTCTTCCTTTCCTGCCTTGAACACCTTCGTGTTCGTATCTATTCCGCAGTCACGACAGATATCGCGGAGTGCTCTATTGAACGTCCTTTCAGCTATCTCACCCGGAAGAGGCTCGTCACCAGTACCGCATACGAGGAACTTGCGGAGCTTCTTGTGAAGTGGAACCCTTACTTCGGTCTTTGTCTTCTGAGTAACATAGACGAGGAAGTGTCCGGTATCATCTATGTTCTCTTCCGTCATTCTCTGGCAGTCGCTGTAACGTGCGCCACAGAGACATTCCATGATAAACATTCTCTGAACATATCTTTTTGTTTTCCCGTGAGGGTTGTACTTTATGATTCTGTTTATCTCCTCATCCGAGAGATATACAGACTGGACCGGTACAGCCTTCGCTCTAAGTATTCTGCCGAACGTAGGACTAGGAATTTCCCTCGTAGCATCGTTCTCACGTATCACAGCCTTGATGGTTGCACATACGGTTCTTGCCGAGTTAGGAGCGTAGTTCTCCTGGATCTTCTCGAAGAGGTCGCGCAGATTGTCGTCCGTGATGTCTTCCCATAATGGCTTATGTCCAAGCATCTCCTCGAACATCCTTACAACCTTAATAAGCTTCGGATATTTCCAGATGTATGCGCCATAGAACGTGTCATGCCTCCAGGCGTTGCTGTGATAATTGGCGAACCAACCCTGCTTGATGGCAGTCTTGTACTTCTGCTGCTGAGTGTAGCTCAGAAGTCTCTCCCAATCTCTTGTCTTGATTCTTATTTCTTCTGTCATAATTCTATAATTTTGGTTACTAGTGGCAAAGATACAAAAAGTTTATAATATAAACCATCGTCTTTGCCGTTTTTAACGCTAATTTAACCTTCCGAAGCAGTCTGCTTCTCGACTGACACGATTTCTATCGTATCTTCATTCCAGTCATTCCATACCTCTGCATAGTCATCTGCCTTATCTTTGGCATCTCTTTCTGATTCTGCAAGGAATACATAAGGCTCATCCATGTCGGCCGTAGTTCCGTCGTCATAGATGAATCTGTACTTTGCCACATAAGTGCTGACGTATCCACTCAGTTCGTTATTCAGCCCGGTCGCAATATCAGCGAGTAGCTCGACCGATACGCTATCATCCAATGCACCTACCTTGTGAGGTTCTTTATAATAGCCGGCACCGACACTTATGGTGAAAACCGGGATGTCGGTATCACCACTACCTACCTCTACAATATCTACAAGACTGCTATTGTTGACAACTACAGGCCATCCAAGTTCTTTCTTCTGAACATTGTGCTCTCTCATTATCTCACGGATGGTGCATGCAAGCTCCATCTTTGCTGTTGAACGCAACTCATCAATCTTGTCTTTCAATACTTTTCTATCCATAATCTTAATATTTTGGTTTATAGAAACCGCTACGATATGTAACGGTTTGGTTTGGCTAAACTCTGTTCGTGAATCCGCTCTCTAGCTTATCTCGGACAATATTCTTGAATCGACCAAGCATCTCATCCAACTCCCATCTGTTAGGATTGTTGTAGAGACCGGATGCGTAGGTCCTCGCATTCTCCAAAGATGCAAGGATATTACGAATAGCCTGCATCTCATCGTCAGTGGAATCATAGCAGTCAAAGCTGCAAGTAAGTCCGTTGTCGTAGTTGTCGAACTTCTTTCTCGGGTAGGCTTGGTTGTGGCATTTCACGACCAACTCCCTCAGCATCTCCTTGCAGTCAACCATGTCGTTGATAATGTCTTGTAGGTCGTATGGGGCGCCATTTATTCCGTGTCCATCTGGCCCGACCCAATTAATAGCCTCCTCGCTTGGATCAAAGCCTCTCCAGTACTCCTCCAGCTTGTCGGCGAAGTCACACTCGTTGTCCGTCTCGAACCAGATAGAAACAATGAAGTCTTGGTCTTGTGGGGAATACTTCTCTAACTCGACGCAAACCTCACCTCTTTCGTTAGGTGTATCGTCTACATTATAACTCCAGTCTAATTCCTCTGCTATTTTAAAAAAATCATTCATATTTTTAATTTTAATTGGTTAATACTTGCACCCTCCGAAGAGGGCTTTTTAGGCTTCCTGGTAAGCGAGAATCTGTATGTGACGCATCTCGAAATTGACGAAGATGTTAAGATATATACCAGCGTAAGTAAGGAGCGTGGTTCCGTTGTTTTCCTCGGTGATAATTTTCTTTTGCTCTGTGCCCATGAGGTTATTTACCAGGTCGTTTGCCACCATAGCCAGGCGGAGATTGTCTGAGTTATCCTTTATCCATCTGACATCCATAGAGTTGCCATAAACTTCTGCATGGCAGGCGTTAGAATAGATGAAACCTACAGCCTCGTTGCATCCGTCGTCCGTATACTCGCCATCGTCGAACATATTCTCCCACAGAGTGTCATGATAGAGATCGTTCTCAATATCGAATTCACTCAGATTTTTTACATTTACATCTACTATTTCCATAATCATTCTACTTTAATTGGTTAATACTAGGAGCG